ACAACATTGGTGCTTCTTTTCACTTTTTTGTGGAAACTGCTGCAACAGATATGGACATCAAAACAGATGGAACTGATAAGTTTAAAGGTTCTATTTTAGTTTCTGTAGATGATGGAACTATAAAAGGTTTTGTACCAGGCGCATCTAATGATGTTATTACTATGAATGGTTCTACAAAAGGTGGAATCGCTGGTAGTGTAGTATCTTTCACTGCGATTGATACTGCTACATACATGGTCCACAATTCTTTATTGATTGGATCAGGTACAATAGTAACACCATACGCAGACGCGTAATAATTAACTCGGGGCGCCTGGTAATGCAGGCGTCCTTTAAAAGGAGGAAACATGGCAGACACAGTATTAAATACAACTGTATTTGACGGAGCAAAAAAATTAATCACACACTACAACGTGGTTTCTGATTCTACTGGAGGCACAACTAAAATAGTTGATGTTTCTGAATTAGCATCAAACAATGGTAAAACTTGTAAAACTGTAAGACTTAACAAAGTTAGGTTTAATGTTTCAGTTACTGCACCAGTTGACGCTATTAGAATGTTATGGGACGCTGACACAGATGTAGCATTTCAAACATTAAATGGAGAAATGGAGTTTGATTATAGTGACTTTGGTGGTTTAAAAAACACTGAAGCTACTAATTTTACTGGAGATGTAAATGTAACATTACCAGCTTGTGCAGCAGGAGATACAGGTACAATCGTTTGTGAATGGATTAAAGTTTACGAATCGTAGGAGTTTAAATGGCTAATACTACTTCGGGGACAGCAACGTTCGACAAAACTTTTGCTATTGATGAAATAGTAGAAGAGGCTTTTGAACGTATTGGATTGCAAAACGTTGCAGGATATCAATTAAAATCTGCAAGAAGATCTTTAAATATATTATTTCAAGAATGGGGTAATAGAGGTATTCACTATTGGGAAATAGCAGATCTTAATATTGATTTGATTGAAGGGCAATCAGACTATGATTTTTTTAGATCAAGTGATGATGGCACAAGTGCTACATCTACACCAGCAAGTGTTTATGGTATATCAGATGTCCTTGAAGCACAATTAAGGTCTAATAGAACTCAAACCACACAATCAGATTCACCAATGACAAAAGTAGATAGATCTACTTATGCAGGTTTTTCTAATAAATTATCTAAAGGTACACCCAATCAATATTGGGTAGAAAGATTTATTGATAAAGTTAGAATACATATCTATCCAACACCAGATTCATCTAATGCATCTAAAGATATGCATATCTATTACATAAAAAGAATTCAAGATGTTGGTGATTATACAAATGCAACAGACGTACCATTTAGATTTGTACCTTGCATGGTATCTGGTTTAGCTTTTTATTTAGCACAAAAGTATCAACCACAAATGGTTCAACCTATGAAGTTGTACTATGAAGATGAATTTACTAGAGCGTTAGCAGAAGATGGATCTGCATCTAGCACATACATTACACCAAAAGCTTATTACCCAGGATCATAATGACAAAAACAGTTAAAGTAGGTGATTATGGTGATATGAAACCAAGTGAGTTTAAAAAAAACATAAATCAATACACCACAAATAATTTAGAATCTATAATAAATAATTCAGATGAAGCGATTAGAGAAATAGCTTTAGATGAATTAACAAGAAGAAAAAATGAAAAGAAAAAAGGTGGTTTAATAGATAAACCCTTAGGACCAGGTGGTAAGAAGAAAAAGAAAAAAGGTAAAAAATAATGGCAAAGTACGCAACAGGTAAATATGCAAAAGCAATATCTGATAGATCAGGTATGGAGTTTCCATATAAAGAAATGGTTAGAGAATGGAATGGTGCCTTTGTCCATATTTCAGAGTTTGAACCAAAACAACCACAATTAGAACCAAAACCAATGAATGGTGATTCTATATCTTTACGTAATGTAAGACCAGATAGAATAGAACCTGCAGTTGCTGTATTATTAAAAAACAATCCTTTTTCTATTACATCAGGATCACAAACAATTACAGTTTCAGAACCAAACCATGGTAGATCAACAAGTGATACTGTTAGATTTAGAAATGTTGTAGGTAGTCCAGGTGGTGTAGCATTTACAACTTACGAAAACTCTAGTGGTTTTAGTATAACAGTAACCACAACAGATAAGTATACATTTACATTAGGTGCAACTCCTAGTATAACAGAAGAGTCAGGAGGACCAACTGTGTCTGCAGGACCAGTTACATTAACGGCATGATAAAAAAATTAAAGAACTTTATTTGTAAAATATTTGGTATTAAACAATGTGCTTGTCCAGAACAGGATGAACATCTTGAGTTATATGAAGAAGTTACAAGTCGTAAACAAGATAAAATAAATAAAAAACATAAAAAAGGATCTGAATAATGGCTGGATTAAGTGCATCAGGTTTAATAACACAAATAAGAAGTTATACAGAAGTAGACTCAAATGTTTTAACAGATGCTGTTGTAGAAAATATTATTTTAAATGCACAGTATAGAATATTTAGAGATGTACCAATTGATGCAGATAGAAAACAACAATTAGGTAATTTGGTTGCAGGACAAGAATCAATTAATGCTCCAGCGGGTGCATTGTTTATTAGAGGAATACAAGTGTATGATACTGCAGGATCAGAAACTACAGGAGCTAATAGATGGCTAGAGAAAAAAGATTACACATACTTACAAGAATATCAAGATGTAACAGGAACATCAGCAGCCCAAGGTCAACCTAAATATTATGCTATGTTTGGTGGAGGAACAGGAGAATCTGATACTACATCAGGACGTATAGCTTTTGCTCCAGTTCCTAATACAACTTATAGATTTAGAGTGCATTTTAATAAAATGCCCGATCTTTTAGAAAATAATGATACTAACTATATCAGTATGAATTTTTCAAATGGGCTTTTATATTGTTGTTTATCAGAGGCATATGGATATTTAAAAGGCCCGATAGACATGTTGACATTATACGAGAATAAATATAAACAAGAGGTACAGAAGTTTGCTAACGAGCAAGTCGGTAGAAGACGAAGAGATGACTACACAGATGGAGCAGTTAGAATACCGATTAACTCAGCAAACCCATAGGAGATAAATTATGGCAATATCATCAGCAATATGTTCAAGCTTTAAACAAGAGCTTTTACAAGGTAAACACAGTTTTGAATCTTCAGGTGGACACACTTTTAAGATTGCTCTTTTCACAAGTTCTGCATCATTAGGTGCAGCTACAACTGACTATTCAACATCAAATGAAATATCTAATACATCTGGATCTGCATATACTGCAGGTGGCGCAACTTTAACAAACTCTGGTGTATCATTATCTTCAACAACTGCATTTACAGACTTTTCAGATGTAACTTACACATCAGCTTCTTTTACTGCAAACGGTGCTATGATCTACAACACAACAACGAATGGTGGTTCAAGCACAACAGACGCTGTAGCAATTATAGCTTTTGGTGGTGATAAAACAGCAAGTAACGGAACTTTTAAAATAGAGTTTCCAACAGCAGACGCAAGTAACGCAATAATCAGATTAGCATAGGAGGCCGACCATGTCGGTAACTTCAGGATGGGGCCGATTAACCTGGAATCAGGCTAATTGGAACGAAGCTACAACTTTAAAAACAGGTTGGGGTGCACAATCTTGGAGTGGAGAAGGTGGATGGGGAGATCTTTCTGATCAAACTATTTCATTAACAGGTTTATCAATATCTTCTAGTATTGGTTCTGTTGATATACCAGATCAAATAATAACACCTACAGGTCAATCTATAACTTCATCACAAGGTGAAGCGTTTGTGCCTGTAAATATAGAAGGTGTATCTTTTTCTGGTTCTGTTGGTTCTATTGATCCAAGAGATCAAACACAAGGATTAACATCAAGTGCTATAACACCATCTGTTGGTGTAATTACACCAAACGATATGACCATAGGTTTAAGTGGTCAGTCAATAACAGCATCACAAGGTACAGCAAAAGCGCCAAATCAAACAGTATTAGTTTCTGGTGTATCTATGTCTGCATCGCTAGGAACAGCTCAAGGTATATCATCACAAGAAGCACAATTAACAGGTCAATCTTTTAGTGCTAGTTTAGGAACAGTAACTATACCAAATGACGTAGTATTTTTATCTGGTCAACAATCAGAAACACAATTAGGATCTATAGTTGGATTAGGTGGTGCTGTTGCTCAACCAACTGGTCAATCTAGTACAGCATCTGTAGGATCTTTAACCATAGAAGAAGGATTAGGATTAACAGGTCAATCATTTAGCGCTAGTTTAGGAACTATATCCCCTGTAGATATGCAGGTTGGATTAACTGGTCAATCAATAACTACAAGCATTGGAACTGTTGATATATTTGCATATGGAGATGTTGACACTGGAGACAATACATCTTATAGTAATGTTTCGACAGGATCGAATGATACATATTCGGATGTTGCAACTGGATCAAATACAAGTTATAGTGACGCTGCATAATAGGAGATAATTTATGGCATCAACATACAC